ACGGACTCCAGTATGCGGGAGTTATTCCTAACGATAAGCAGATAGTTCGGTATGGAGAAGGGACAGGCATATATTATGTGGATGACAAAGGAAAAGAGAAAATGGAAATTGAAATAGAGGAGGTATCATGATGAGTCCGGAGATTTTGGGTTACTGTTCACGGGCAATTGTAAGATACCTAAACGGAGACATGGTACTTTTTATGCAGTATGTGGACAAGGCAATGCAGCTATATGAAGAAGAAAAGAAAAAAGAGAGACTGTACGTGCCTGTGTGGGAGTTGATAGACTTCAATACAAAAGAGAAGCTAAGAAATTTAAAATGGAGCTGATGCAAATGGCGGTTTTGGGTAGAGAAATTTACAAAGAAATCGAGAAAATGCTTTATAAGTATTTTGAATTAAAGCGTATATATAAAGAAAAACGTGAAGAGATAATGTTCGGTAAAATAAGCAATATAAGAGTTGGTGTGAAAAATATTGGGTATCATTCAGATCCTACAGCAACAACAGCGATCAGGCTTCGCAGCAAAGAATTAGAAATAATAGAAAACTGGATAGAAGTAATTGAGAAAGTGAGGGAAAAATTTGCTGGCACAGATAAAGGCAAACTGTTAGAAATGCAATATTTTGAAGAGCTGGGGCCAGAACACATTCAAAGTAAGTTACATATAGAACGACGTACATATTATATGTGGCGTAATGATATAGTTTTGTTTACGGCTTTACTTGCACAAAAGTACGGACTGATAGATGTAGAAAAGGAAGAAGTAAAAGCAGTATGATTTTTAAAAAGTGCAGCACTGACAAACGGTTTTTAGTGTGCTATAATGTAAGAAAGAAAATTGTCTTTATACGTTTTAGCCCGGTCACCCCCGCCGGGCTTGTGTATTTGTGGTGGCCTGCTCGGTGCCTACCGGGTGGGCGGGTACAACACCCTGTGCGGTATGGCAGGGGCGGGGCTAAGGGGTGTAAGATATATAATTCCTCTCCTCCAGCCCGGTTTCCCCCGCCGGGCTTTGTTGTCGAAGATAAAGCCTTCGGGCTCTTTTTTCATGCACATTTTTAAGGCAGGTGAGGTGATGTGAAGGAGAGAAAACTCACAGAGAAGCAAAAGAGATTTGCAGATTATTATATCGAAACAGGGAATGCAACACAAAGCTATATTGATGCAGGTTATAAAGCTACTACAAGACGAGTAGCTGAAGCAAATGCAAGAAAATTACTCGCAAATTACTCGGTAAGGGAATATATTGAGCAACGATTGAAGGAAAAAGATAAAGAGCGCATCGCCTCACAAGATGAAGTTCTGGAGTTCCTCACGCGAGTTATGCGTGGGCAAGAAATAGAGGAAGTGGTCGGGTTTACTGAGAATGGCCCTGTAAAAGAGAAAAAGGCCCCAAGTACAAGAGATCGAGTTAAAGCAGCTGAACTTCTCGGGAAACGTTATATGCTGTTTTCCGACAATGTTAACCTAACTGGCAACGTCGGTGTACAGATTATTGATGACATAGGCAGTGATGAAGATGACGCAGATGAAGCAGATTAGGCTTTCCCAAGTTGTAATGCCGGCGTTTTATGATTTTTGGCGTGCCGCGGGATCAAAAAAATATTTGCGCTATGTTTTGAAAGGTGGCCGCGGATCGGGCAAATCCACGCATATTGCTTTACGGCTTATATATGACATGATGAAGTATCCAGTTACAACGTTATGCGTGCGGAAGGTTGCACGCACGCTTGAGGAGTCGGTATTCGAGCAGTTGAAGGAAGCAATTGCACTGTTGAATGTTGAAGACTACTGGCGCGTGATGAAAAGCCCCCTCCAGCTGATATATATCCCGCGTGGCAATAAAATTATCTTCCGTGGGGCCGATGATCCGCTGAAGCTCAAGTCGCTAAAAGTATCAAAATTTCCGGTTGCATTCTTGTGGATTGAAGAATTAGCCGAGTTTAAGACTGAAGAGGAAGTATCAATTATCGAAAATACGGTCATGCGCGGCGAATTGCCTAAGGGTTTACACTATGCTTTTTATTACAGTTACAATCCGCCAAAACGACGGTTATCGTGGGTAAATCAAAAGTACGAGACGCAGTTTTTACCGACTAATACTTATGTGCATCACTCGACTTATCTGGATAATCCGTATATTTCAAAAGTGTTCATCGCGGAAGCGGAAGAAGTTAAAAAGAAAAACCCACAAAAGTACGAATGGGAATACCTTGGCAAGCCGATAGGGAGTGGCATCGTTCCATTTAATAATCTTGTGTTCAGGAAAATCACGGATGATGAGCTTAAAAGGTTCGATAATATCAGGCAGGGGATCGACTGGGGTTATGGCGTCGATCCTTTTGCTTTTGTTAGGTGGCATTATGATAAGACCCGTCGCCGTATATACGCTATTGATGAGATATACGGCGTGAAGCTGTCGAATCGCGAAGTGGCAGAAATGATTAAAGCGAGAGGGTATAACGACACGCTGATAATTGCCGATAGCGCGGAGCCGAAATCCATTGATGAGTTAAAACAATATGGTATCCGAATACGAGGGGCTAAAAAGGGGCCCGGTTCGGTCGAATACGGTGAGAAATGGCTTGATGACCTTGAGGAAATTGTGATAGATCCGCAGAGAACGCCCAACATTGCACGTGAGTTTGAAAGCATTGACTATCAAACCGACCAAGATGGAAATCCAAAACCCAAGCTTGAAGATGTCAACAACCACACAATTGATTCAACGCGCTATGCGTTTGAAAATGACATGCGCGCTCCGGCTATATCGTTTGATTAAGAGGTGATGACCTTGATATCCTTAATGGAGCAAATAAAGCGAATAATCGAACTTGGCGCAAAATCAGCGATGACCTTGGAGGACATAATCGAAACTGAGATAGCCGAATGGCTCGGTTCTGAAGAGCGACAATGGATGCTCACTGGCCATCGGTATTATAACGGCGAAACGGATATACTCCATCGCGTACGAACCGTTATTGGTGAGGGTGGCCAGCAAGTTGAAGCAACAAATCTGGCAAACAATAAGCTGGCACACAATTTTGTTCGCAAGCTGGTGGACCAGAAAGTTGGATATTTGCTAGGGTTGCCATTGACTGTTCGGACCAGCAATGAAACGTATCAGAAACTGCTAAACGAGATATTTAATAAAAACTTCTTGCGCACGCTGAAAAACATTGGCAAGGAAGCAATCAATAAAGGCAAGGCATGGCTGCATGTTTATTACAACGAAGAAGGTCAGTTATCGTTTAAAAAGATTCCCAGCGAAGAAATCATACCCCTTTGGAAAGATGCGGCGCATACTGAGCTAGATGGGGTCATCCGCGTATATGAGATTGAAGCGTTTGAAGGCAGAGAAAAGAAAATCATCACAAAAGTGGAATTCTGGAACACGGAGGGTGTCAGGAGATATATACTGGATGAAAACGGTGCGCTGGTGCCCGATGTAGAGGTAGGAGAATTTACCAGTCATTTTACAATTATCAATGCAGATGGAACCGAGCAGGGCTTTAACTGGGAGCGAGTGCCGTTTATATGCTTCAAATACAACGAAGAAGAGCTCCCACTTGTCAAATTTGTTAAACCACTCGTGGACGACTACGACAAGCATATGTCGGATAATTCCAACAACCTTGAGGACCTGCCAAACAGCATTTACGTTATCAAGAACTACGATGGCACCGACCTTGGAGAGTTCCGCCGCAACTTATCCGTTTTTAGAGCTGTAAAGGTGACGGATGACGGTGGTGTAGACACACTATCTTTCAAATTTGACGTAGATGCATTTAAAACACACATGGAAATGCTTCGCAAGAACATATACGAGTTCGGACGCGGCGTCGACACGCAAAGCGAAAGATTTGGCGGGGATAAGTCCGGTGTGGCGCTGAAATTCTTGTATGCTGATTTGGATATGGACTGCAATATAATCGAAACCGAATTCCAAGCTAGTTTGGAGCAACTACGATGGTTTATCGATAAGCATATTACCAATACGACTGGACAGGACTTTTCTGATGAGGTTGTGGAGTTTATTTTTAACCGCGATATTATTATCAACGAGAACGATGTAATCAACAACGTGCGGGCCAGCGTTGGTATTCTGTCCGAGGAAACTCTTATCGCTAATCATCCATGGGTCACAAATGTACAGGCAGAGTTGGAGCGGATCCGCAAAGAGCGTGACGAAGATATGGCGCGGTTCCAGAGAGGTGATTATGACGAATTAAGTCAACTGGATGGGGGTGATGAACAGTGATTAACAAAACAGCTCAGAAGAAGATAAATCAATTGATTGTGGCAGTGTGCGATGTTCTTTTAGAAAATCTGAAGAAAGATAGTGTCACTGTGGAGCATATAGATGCTGTATCAAAGCTAATTGCAGCTGCAAATGGCACAAAGATATGTTCCCTAGAATCTAATGTTCATGTGCCCCAAGATGCAAGTGTTGCCCAAATCGTAGATAAGATTAAAGAACAGTTAGAAAAAGAAATTGCAGGTGTTGTTGAATGAAGTCGCGGGATTATTGGCGTAAACGCAGCGCAGAAATAGAGCAACAACAGCATGACAGAACAGAGGAATATATCGAGCGGCTAAAAAAAGAATTTGAACGGGCCATACAGTCGATTCAGCGCGACATTGAAGCATTTTATGAGCGCTATGCTGAAAATAACGAGATTAGCATGGCCGAAGCGCGGAAACTTCTTTCGAAAAGTGAGCTAAAAAACTTCCGTATAACCCTAGAAGAATTCATCGAAAAGGCAAAGGATAATGTGGATGGGCGCTGGACACGTGAGCTAAACAACATTTATTACAGGTCAAGGATAAGCCGTTTAGAGGCCCTGCTAACGCAAATAAGGCAACAAATTGAGATACTGACAGGGGACTTGCAGGAAGGCACAAAAAATTTATTGTCTGACACCTACACTGACACCTATTATCGCACTCTGTATGAGATACAAAAAGGTACAGGTATAGGTGTTTCATTTGCAAGGGTTGATAAAGAAGCATTGAATAAAGTGCTTCATACGAAATGGCTGGGTGAGAACTATAGTGAACGAATATGGCGCAACCGCGATAAGCTGGTTAGGGAGCTGCAGACAAAACTATCACAAGCATTTATACGCGGTGACAGCGTAGAAAGGACTGCCAAAGCACTTGCCGAGCGCATGGAAGTGTCTTTTTCTAATGCAGTGCGCATTATACGAACGGAAAGCAGTTTTATGGTACACCAGGCGACATGGGATTCATACAAGGCAAGCGGAGTGGTAGAGAAATACGAATACCTTGCCACACTCGATGACCGGACAAGTGAGATTTGCAGGAGCATGGATGGCAAGGTATTCAAGTTAAGCGAAAAAGAAGTAGGCGTCAACTATCCTCCGCTGCATCCGAACTGCAGGTCCACGGTTGTGCCATATTTTGATGATGACGAAGATGTTGGCAAGAGGATTGCCAAAGACGAGAAGAAGGGGGTTTATTACGTGCCTGGTAATATGACTTATCGCGAGTGGTACGCGAAATATGTGGGAGGGGATTGATTTGTTCTTCTTAAAAATCATAGTTCTTATTATGGCGTTTGTATTAGCCAATTTGGCAGGAAGAAAGCTTGAACAAGGTAAAAAAGGAGAAGCTTTAACCAAAGCATTGATTGCTATTATATGCGCTATTGTAGCCACGCACTAAGCAATTTGCTATTAATTATTCCGGCATTTTGGTATCCTGGCCGTAAACTAGGAGACATCACCGGACGCGACCGGGTTAAAAAGCGAAGATGAAAGAACGGAGGTTGATATTTATGGATTGGCTCAAGGAGCTTTTAAAATCAAAAGGTATTGCTGATGAGGTGATTGAGGCCGTTGTCGCTGCCGCGGAAGAAAAATTCAAAAATTTTATTCCTAAACACCGCTTTGACGAAGTAAACGAAGCTAAGAAACAGCTTGAAGCACAGTTGGCGGAAAGGGACAAGCAGTTGTCGGAGTTGAAAAAGGTAGCGGGTGATAACGAAGAGCTCAAGAAACGGATTGAACAGCTGCAGCAGGAGAACAAGGCTAAAGAGCAAGAATACCAAGCAAAGATCCGAGATATGGCAGTGACCACAGCTATTAAGTTGGCAGTAGCCGGAGATGCACATGATCCAGACTTAATTGTTAATCTAATCGATAAAAGTAAGATTGAGCTTGACGACAACGGCAACATAAAGGGAGGGCTTGAAGAACAGCTTAAAGCCTTGCGTGAAAACAAGGCTTTTTTGTTTATCCAGAAAGAGCCCGAAACGCAGCCCAAATTTAAGGGGGTTGTGCCAGCGGAAGGACGGGACAACCCGCCAGCTGTCATAAAAAATCCTTGGAGCAAGGAGCATTTTAATTTAACTGAGCAGGCTCGGATACTTAAAGAAAATCCCGAGCTTGCAAAACAACTTCAAGCACAAGCAAAAATAGGAGGGTGATAATGAATGTTTGTCAAGATAGCGGATATAATTGTTCCTGAAGTATTCAACCCATATGTTGTGCAGAGGACAATGGAGCTTTCCGCAATTTTTGAGTCTGGCATTGCGCAAAGGACAGCAGAGTTTGACCGTTTAGCCAGTGTCGGAGCGCGTACCGTACAGATGCCGTTTTGGGGCGATTTAAGCGGCGAGGATGAAGTGCTGGACGACAATAATGCTCTCACGCCTGGAAAAATTCAGGCTAATAAGGACGAAGCAGTCATCCTGCGCCGCGGCCACGCATGGGGTGCTAATGACCTGGCGGCTAACCTTGCTGGTGATGACCCGATGCGGGCAATCGCCGATTTGGTAGCTGCTTACTGGGCACGCAGGTATCAGGCTGCGTTGATTGCGACTCTACAAGGTGTGTTCGCTTCGCCTAGCATGTCGGATTTGGTACATGATATTTCTGGTCAAACAGGAGATGCAGCTGTCATTAGTGCCAAAACAACGGTCGATGCAGCGCAAAAGCTAGGGGATGCAAAGACTCAGTTGACTGCAATCGTCATGCACAGTGCGACGGAAGCGGCACTAGCCAAGCAGGACCTAATCGAATACGTGAGACCCTCTACAGGTTCTATAGACGTCCCAACATTCTTAGGTAAAAGAGTCATCGTTGATGATGGATGCCCATATGACGCGACGACTGGCACGTATACGACCTATCTCTTTGGCCCCGGTGCTATTGCATACGGCGAGGGCAACCCGGTTGGATTTGTGCCGACTGAAACCGACCGTGATTCCCTTGCTGGCGAGGATTACCTCATTAATAGGCGCACTTTTATATTGCATCCTCGTGGAGTGTGCTTCACATCTGCTCAAGTATCTGGTGTATCGCCGAGCAACGCTGAGCTTGCGCTTGGCGAGAACTGGGAGCGTGTTTACGAGCCAAAAGCTATCCGTATCGTGAAGTTTGTCCACAAAATAGCATGAGGTGAGTGTCAATGAGCGTAACTGCATTTAACCGCCGCAGGCGCGAGCTTGCGGCGGTTCAAAATTTATCGTCGCAGCAGAAAGAAACTGAAAAACAGGAAGAGGTCAAGCGCACGGTGAAAGGTGGGCAAAAGAAGCATGGAAAGGTTAGAAAAGCTGAAACTGATTCTGGGCATTGAGGGCACGGAGCAGGATGACATTTTGAATTACCTGCTACAATCAACCGAGCAAACAATCCTTAATTACTGCCATATTCGGGTTTTGCTACCAGAACTTGAAGATGTACTGGTTGAGATGGCAGCCGACAAGTACAGATGCCAAACCGGAGCAACAAACATCAAAATTGGAGATACATCGGTGACTTTTAACGAAAACAAGGATGGGATAAGCCCAGAACACAGAGCGCAGCTTAACCGGTTCAGGAGGTTGCAATTCATATGACGCTCTATCGCATACACAGGCGTGCTATAGAGCAACTATATGAAGACCGCGCAACCATAAAACGCTATGTTGAAGAAAAAACAGAATGGGGCGAGACACGATTGATTGAAAAAGAAGTTGAACGGGATATCCCATGCCGTATATCCCAACGTGCTCTTGGTGTGAATAGCCAAACAGAGACCGTAAATGAAATTGCATACGAGACAAAACTGTTCCTGCCGCCTGACATTGAAGTTAGGCAAGGTGACATAATCGAAGTAACACGGCAGGGGGTTACACGGAAATATACGGCCGGTGAGCCGTTTATATATCCCACTCATCAGGAGGTCAGCATCCAGCGAAGGGAGGAGGCGTAACGCCGAACATGGCCAGAAAGGTTATGAATTTTAAAAGTAAAGAGGCATACAGAAAATGGCTTGCATATGGCCATATCCACGGCCTTTTTAAATCAAAGGGGAACGTATCAGTAAAAATACGCGGTAAATCCCATAGAGTTAAGCATGCAAGAAAAAAGAAAAAGAGGTAACAGCAATGGCCAAATGGGGCGAATTTGATTTTCACGAGTTCAAAGAACTGGCTGATAGGTTTCAAAAAGCGCTGGATGAACGTGTTATAGAACGGTTTATTCGTGACTTCCTCCTGGAGATGGCCTTCAGAGCTGAAAGAAAAATCAAGAAGCGCACTCCAGTTAATACAGGTAATTTGCGCAGGAATTGGCGTGTTGGGAATGTTGAGCGGCGTGGGAATTCATATGTTGTTGAAATATACAACAATACCGACTATGCATCATTTGTTGAATATGGTTTTAGGTCCCACTTCGTTCCTGGCTATTGGCAGGGTAAACATTTTGTGTATGATCCAAGCGCGGATACAGGAATGTATGTCGGGCCTAAAGATGGATGGGTTGAAGGCCGGTTTATGATGACTATCTCAATGAAGGAGATTGAACGTGAACTACCCAAATACTTGGAAAAACGTGTGATTGAGCTATTGGACAACATTATGAATGGGAGACCGGCCAGAAAAGGCGGTGACGGCAAATGAGCATCGTAACGATAAACGACGTTCGACGCGCTGTAATGGTTGCACTAAACAGACAGTTCCCGACGATTAAAATCTATGGAGAAGAAATTGTGCAGGGCTTTGAAGCACCTGCTTTTTTTGTAAAACTATTGAGCACGGCACAAACCCAGGAGCTTGGGCCGCGATACGCGCGCATGTATAGTTTTGATGTACATTACTTCCCGCTGGATGGGCAAAATGAAGATGCGTTTGACATAGCAGAAAAGTTGTATGAAGTGCTGGAGGTCATTGAGTATAACGGAGTGCAGTATCGCGGCACTAACATGAACCATGAGGTTGTGGACCGCGTACTTCATTTTTTTGTGGCTTATAACGTCCATGTGCGGCGCGTCGCTCCAGAAGCGCCAATGATGCAAAACATGGAACAGGAGGGATATATTAAGTGAGCAAAAAGCAGGTCAAAGGAACTACTGCGTTTTCAAAGAAACAGATATTAAAATCAAAAGAGTTTTCACACATTGAAAAAGATGTTTTAAACGCCATTCTCAAAGATGGCAAGCAATACACTCTTGAACAAGTTGAAAAAATACTTGAAGATTTCAAGAAAAGGAAGGTGAAGTAATATGGCAGGCGGAGTATGGTCTAGCATGAATAAAGTACGCCCTGGTGTATATATCAATTTTGCAAGCGAAAGACAAGCTTTAGGGGCACTTGGCGAGCGAGGGATTGTCACAATGCCATTACCTCTTTCCTGGGGACCCAGCAAACAAATTATAACGATTAACGCCGGTGACGACACATTTGACGTGCTTGGATATGATATTACGGCTCCGCAGCTATTATTAATCAGAGAAGCACTAAAACGAGCCAAAACGTTGTTGTTGTATCGGTTAAATGATGGAGATAAAGCGACGGCTACTATTGGCGGTATGACTGTTACAGCAAAATACAGCGGTGTGCGGGGGAACAACATCACTATTGTAGTACAGGCCAATGTGGATAATCCCAGCATGTTTGACGTCCAGACACTGGTTGAAGGGCGCGAGGTGGATGTGCAGACAGTATCCACCATAGGAGAACTACGTGAAAATGCTTGGGTAACTTTTTCAGGGACCGGTACGCTGACAGAGACAGCAGGTGTAAATCTTGCAGGTGGTACCGATGGAGAGGTTACCAACGCTGATTACATGGATTATCTTGCTGCAATAGAGCTTCATGACTTTCAGACTATGGCCGCGCCGGTTACTGATGAGACATTAAAAGGCATTTTTGTTTCTTTTGTGCGACGTTTAAGGGAGACGGAAGGGAAGAAAATTCAGGTTGTATTACCCGATTATCCAAGTGCTGATTATGAAGGCATTATCAGTGTAAAAAACGGTGTAATCCTAGCAGATGGAACAGTGATTGACAAGGTAAAGGCTACAGCGTGGGTAGCTGGTGCAACCGCGGGAGCTAATGTCAATCAATCGCTTACTTATACCGCTTATGATGATGCGATTGATGTGGATACGCGGTACACTCACAGCCAGATAGAACAGGCATTACTGAATGGCGAATTCCTGTTTGTACCGTCCGATGGTCGGGCAATTGTTGAGCAAGATATCAATACCTTTACCAGCTATACGCCTGAGAAGGGCAAACATTTTAGCAAAAACCGCGTTATACGCGTACTGGACGGTATTGCAAATGACCTGAAACGGATCTTTGAGCAGTATTACATCGGCAAGGTTAACAATGACGCTGATGGCAGAAACCTTTTCAAGAATGAGATTATCAACTATCTCAACACTTTGCAGGAAATAGGTGCCGTCCAGAACTTTGATACACAAAATGACGTTAAAGTGCTGCCAGGCAATGACGTTGACAGCATATATGTGGAACTGTATGTGCAGCCCACCGACAGTGTCGAGAAGATTTACATGAAAATCACAATTAGGTAAAGAGGTGATATAGATGCCGTTTATGAAAGAAAGCGATGCAATTAGTGGGAAATATGCCAAAGCATATATCACCATCAATGGCCGTGTAGAAGAACTGTTTTATGCGAGATCACTGGAAGCGACTATTGAGAAAAATAAAGCCGATGTACCAGTGCTTGGCCGCACAAATGTTGGGAAAAAGGCTACTGGTTGGTCGGGAACTGGAACGCTTAATATTTACTATGTTACGTCGCTGTTCAGACAGCTTATGCAGGAATATATTAAAACCGGGCGTGATTTTTATTTCGACTTGCAAGTTGTGAACGAGGACCCGCAGTCTTCTGCTGGAAAACAAACTGTTGTGCTTAAGAATTGCAATCTGGATAGCGTTATTGCCGCACAATTTGATGCTACATCAGATGACCCATTAAACGAGGAAATCCCATTTACCTTTGATGATTATGAAATCCTTGATGCATTTTCTCCTGTATCAAGCACATGAGATAAAGGAGGGACAGTATGAGTAACTTACAAGCGTTTTTTGCGCAAAATGCTAAAGCTGGCGACATTGTTGAATTTGTGGTGTCGGATAGATTTAAAGATGAAAATGGCAATCCCATACCGTGGAAGATCCGCCCGCTTAGCGAAGCTGAAAATGCAGAAATTAGGAAGGCTGCGACCAAAAAGATAAAGTCTGGGGGACAATTCATATATCAGTTTGATCCTGAAGAGTATGCTGCAAAGGTTGTAGCAGCAAGTGTAGTATTCCCAGACCTCAAAAATGCTGAATTGCAAAAATCTTATGGAGTAATTGGCGAAGTAGAACTGCTGCAAAGAATGTTGTTAGCAGGAGAATACACAAAATTAATGCGTAAAGTGCAGGAGATTAATGGGTTTGAGGACATACAGGAGCTGGTTGACGAGGTAAAAAACTAGTAATGGAGGGCGATGGTGAGTGGAATTACGCTTACTACGCCCTCCACAAACTCCATATTATGCCCTGGGAATTTGCCGAATTGGATATACGCAAAAAGGCTGCGTTGATTGCATTGATAGACGTGCGGATTGAAAAAGAAAAGAAAGAAGAAATGAGAATGCGGACCCTCTTCAAGCGCAGACGATAATGTGGTATAATTTAGCAAGAAAAAACGTTTGGGGAGGGATTGTTTATGGATTCCGTTCTTGTTGTCTTTTTAATAATGTTTGTATTTGTACTGATAGCGGCCGTGTATAGTAGAAAGGAAGCTGCAGAAGCTAAAAAACTTGGAGCCAAAAAGCATATATCATGTATGCATATTTATGGTGTGCCTGGGGTAAAAGAAAAGGAGTTTGTTAAACTATTTTTTACAGATGATAAATTAATTATCATGCACAAAAAGAGAACGATTGAGCTCTCATATGACCAGTTGACAGCAATTAAAGCAGCCAATAAAACCGATTTGCTTAAAAAAGACGCATCCGTAATTGGCAGAGGAATTGCAGGCGGATTACTTCTAGGTCCGGTTGGGGCCATTATTGGCGGTATGTCGGCAGTTGGCAAGCAAAAACACGTTATAGGAGAATTTTTGATATTAAACTACATCCCAACTGGGCAAAATGAAACAAAAGTGATGGCTTTTGATATGAAAAATCTAGCATCAGCCAAGAAGATTGAGCGTTTTGTTAAGAAGAAAGTACCTAGATTAGCAGAGCCAGAACATATAACCTTATAAATGCTTAAACGCCTTTTAAGGCGTTTATTTTTTGCTCTGAAAAGGCGGTGAACAACATGGCCACTATATCAGCAACGTTGAAAATGTTTGACGCTATGACACGCCCGCTGCAAAATATAACGCAGAGTATGAACTTACTTATCAGTACCATGCAACGTATGCAAAACGTTACCGATAGGAATATTAATGTCGATAGAACGTTGGCGGTAGCTAAAAGCAAAATAGCGGCAGCAGAAGCAGAGATTAGGCAAGCAATCGAGGAAGCGGACAAAGCACAAAGACGATTCAACCAATCGGTACGTGATACTAACACATCTACAAATAGCTTGGCCTCATCGGTAAAACGTATGGCAATAGGATTAGCGTCTGCGTATTTATCCGCACGAGGAATTCAAGCTGCCCTTAAAGCGGCAGACACTTTTACTACCACTCAAGCACGATTGGAACTAATTGTTGATGAAGGGCAATCTGTTCAACAATTACAGGATATGATATACGCAGCATCCCAGCGTGTTAGAGGAGATTATATCGCGATGGCTAATACGGTAAGCAGACTGGGCTTATTAGCTGGAGATGCTTTTGCAAACACAGGTGAGATAGTGGCATTTGCCGAAGCGATGCAGAAGGCTTTTAAGATTAGCGGTGCGTCTATTGAAGAACAGACGTCGGCTATGTACCAGCTTACACAGGCCATGGCTGCTGGAAGGCTCCAGGGCGATGAGTTTAGGTCTATCATGGAAAATGCGCCGATGCTGGCCGACGCAATTGCAAAGTTCACCGGCAAATCCAAGGGTGAGCTTAAGAAAATGGCTGCTGAAGGGTTGATTACTGCTGATGTTATTAAAGGCGCATTATTTTCGGCAGCTGATGATATAAATGAGAAGTTTGCGTCAATGCCAAAAACATTTGGTGAAGTATGGTTGCAGATTAAAAACACTGCATGGCGGGCTTTTCAACCTGTGTTTGAAGAATTAAACAGATGGCTTAATTCTGACCAGGGGATAGCAGTAATACAGGGAATAACAAATGCAATACAATTCGCTGCACAGGTAGCAAATATGCTTTTAAATATGTTAACGTGGATTGGTGATGTAATTTACAGGAATTGGGGCATTATAGAGCCTATCTTGATAGCGATAGGGTCATTCTGGCTGCCATTTATTATCGCTCAGTTGTGGCAGGGGGTTAAAGCGCTATGGGCTATGATTGCGCCAACCGTGCAATTACTTGCAAAATGGGTGGCTGCACATTGGCCTATAATGTTGGTTGCTCTTGCGGTAGGGCTTCTGATATATATCTTAAATAAGCTTGGCGTAACAGCAGCTCAGGTGGTTGGCTTTATAACTGGTGTCTTTGCTGTGTTAGGTGCATTTATTCTGAATACCATAGTAGGCGTAATAAATGCTGTTATTCAGTTCTTGTGGACTGGGTTTGCTGAACCCTGGCTTGGTATCATTGAATGGGTGTTGAATGTGCTTATGGGTGGATTTAATAGCTTTGGCGATGCTGTTAAGAACTTGCTCAGCCAGATTATTTCATGGTTTTTATCTTTAGGGAAAGTGGTAACAAGGATAATTGATGCTATATTCGGGACAAATTGGACTGCTGGGCTTGCTTCTCTCCAACAGAGTATACTTAAATGGGGGAAAACTGAAAAAGCCATAACGCTCAGCAGAGAAGTACCAGAAGTTTTAAGAAGAGTTGAATATACAAAAGCATGGAACGCTGGATATAGAGTGGGTTATAATTTTGCAGATAAGATTGTGGACACTTTAGCAGGATTCAAAGTCAGCATAGACAATATAAACGGGACTATCCCTCAAATAGGAAGTATGGCTTTAGACAATATTGATAAGGTCGGTAAAGTTGACAAGGTTGGGAAAATCGAGGATACAGTGGACATTAGCAGCGAGGATCTCAAAATAATGCGTGAGCTTGCAGAAATGAAGGCAATACAAAACTTCGTCACGCTTACGCCGACTGTTCAAGTCACGACAGGGCCAGTTAGCAAACCTTCAGACATCGACACAATCATTGAGAGAATTAAAATAGTTCTAGAAAATGAAATCGCATCTTCAGCACGGGGAGCGTGGAGTGTATGAACTATGGAATATGGTTAAGCTTCAATAACCAGCAGGAAGGATTTCAAATTCCGGTCAATCCTGAATCAATTGAAGTTAAGGACGCTACAGATGGAAAGACATACGATATTTTAAAACTTGGAGAAATCAATGTAATCAAATCTCCAAAGCTCACCGAATATGAATGGAGCAGCTTCTTTCCAGCGCAGGCATATCCGTTTCTTGCAACTGACTTAGTCTTAGAGCCGAAGCAGTATGTAGATTATATAAACAAATGGAAGGGAACTAAAAGGCCCATCCGATTTATTTATACAAGCGATACTTTCGATATAAATGAAGCGGTCAGTATTGAGGAGTTTCAGTGGAAAGAGGTAGCTGGTGGTAAAGGAGATATTGAGTATACAATACGCCTTAAGAAGTACGTATTTTACGCAGCTAAAAAAGTTGTTGTACAGCAGCAGGCAACAAACAAAACAGTTACAACAACAAAAAAACCGAGATTGGATGACAGAGTTCAGCCTAAAACATACACCATGAAGAAGGGTGACACTTTATGGTCAATTGCAAAGCGTTATTTAGGCAGCGGTACAAGGTGGAGAGAGATTGCAAAACTCAACAACATCAGCGACGCTGAAGTCAGAAGGTTGCCAGTAGGAAAAGTATTGAGACTTCCGGGGTGATAGTATGAACGATGTTGAGCTACTTATAGATAACAAGAATGGGAATGTGTGGGATATATCAGAGATTGCGCAAGATATCACATGGAAAACGAGCCGAATTGGACGCCCGGGTAGTCTGGAATTTTCACTTGTCAAGGGTTCGCCTTTCCAGTCCAGCGAGTTCACAGTGAACAATGGCGATATTGTCCGTTTTAGGTGGGAAAACACAAATATTTTCTATGGGTATGTATTTACTACCGAGCACAAACGCGATGAAGAAGTGCAGATTACGGCATACGACCAGATACGCTATCTGCTTTCAAAGGATACTTATGTATTTAGCAACGTTACCGCAACGGACGTTGTACGTCGTATAGCGCAAGATTTTGGACTCAAAACAGGCACTCTTGAAGATACCAAATACAAAATTGCAACGATGGTAGAGGACGGACAAACGTTACTTGACATCATCGACAAAGCCCTGGTACTCACGGCGTGGAATACAGGTAAAATATATGTCCTCTATGATGATTTTGGCGCTCTTGCATTGCGGGATACTACGAAACTTGTTCATGACTTCATAATCGGAGACGAAAGTCTCGCGCACGACTATGAGTATAAAAGCACGATTGACAGTGATACATACAACGTTGTGAAGCTCTACCGCGACAATAAAGATACCGGAAAGCGGGAGGTATACGTAGCACAAGACAGCGCGAATATTGCAAAATGGGGCAGATTGCAGCTGTATCAGAGCGTTGATGAAAACAAAAATGAGGCGCAAATCAAGGAACTGCTCAATCAGCTTATAAAGCTCAAGAACAGAGAAACGAAATCACTCAAAATTGATGCCGTCATCGGTGATTCTACGGTAAGGGCAGGACATTTTATTCATGTTGTTATTTCAGAACAGAACATTAAACAGCCATTTCTTATAGATGAATGTACTCATCACTTTTCAAATGGCGAGCATACAATGTCATTAGACCTAAAGGTGGTGTAGGACATGGGTTTGATTGATGTAATAAAACAAGCTAGTATTGATGCAATGGAAGCCAACAACCCTGTAGCTATTATGTTTGGTGTTGTTACAAAAGTGTCACCTCTTGAAATCAATGTTGAGCAGCGGTTTACGCTTACAGAAGAATTTCTCGTCTTCACCGAACGTGTGCGGCAGTACGAGGTGGACATCACTCATGTTCACGGGCAAAGTCAGGTAGCTGCTTATGTATCATCGCTGAAGCAGACACTCAAAAGTATCAATGCGCTTTTAAAAAGTTACCATTCTACTCACATTACGAAAGACGCAGCAGAACGCGCTGACTACCGAACGAATCTGAAAACAAAAATCAAGAATCTTTTATCTACGCTCGTTAACACATTTCTTGATACGTTCAAAGATAAACTTGGCGATGTAGAAGGATATCGAAGCAATGCGACCAGTGAAATCAATGCCTTCGAACCCAACGGAGAAACAAGCGCCAATACATACAAAAGTGAAATAGATGCGGCGATAAACAGCACATACGACAGTATTGATGCAGAAATTGATTCGGGCGTAAATACTGACGTCGGAAATACCGATGATGCAATTCAAGAACATGTCATCGTAAGATACGGATTGAAGGTTGGAGATAAGGTATTGCTTTTGCGTGTTCAGGGTGGGCAAAAATATGTCGTACTTGATAAAATTGTGGACACTTTGGATCCGATAATCTCACACTTTGAATAGGATGTGATGTGAATGCTACTTCCGGAGGGTGCTTCAATTAGCACTGATACTGAAATAAGCGAACAGACTACTATGACAAGTAGAACATATAAAATAGACTTTGAAAAAGGACGTATAGTTGGCATGACTGACGGACTTGATGCTGTAAAACAGGCAGTGCACAAAATTCTTCTGACAGAACGGTTTCGCTATCTTATATATGACAGTGACTATGGTGTGGAACTTGAAGGATTGATAGGCAAACCGCAGGCATATGTTAAATCTGAAATAAAAAGGCGCATTACAGAGGCACTTACACAGGATGACAGAATTGTAAACGTGTCAGATTTTGATATAAGGTTTAAAGAAGAAACTGCATATGTGAGTTTTACGGTTGTATCAGTCTTTGGAAACTTCAGTAATGAGGTGAATATAAATGTTTGAAGATAACACTTTTGAGGCTATTCTTCAACGTATGTTAGATCGGGTCCCAAACACAGTAGACAAACGACCAGGTAGTATCATTTATGATGCTCTTGCACCAGCAGCAGCCGAATTGGCACAAATGTATGTGGAACTGGATATAATCATGCGACTGGCATTTGCGGATACCGCGAGTGGCGAGTATCTGACCCGACGTGCTTCCGAAATCGGAGTGGAGAGAAAACCAGCAACCAAGGCCAAGCGCAAGGGTGTTTTTTATGACGCAAATGACACGCTGATGGACGTCCCAATAGGATCCCGTTTCAGGATTGATGACCTGATTTTTGTTGTTACAGAGCAAATCAGCACAGGTGAATTTATCCTGGAATGCGAATCACCGGGCGCAATTGGAAACGCACCTAGTGGCGATATGTTGCCGATTGAATATGTGGATGGGCTTGCAAGGGCAGTGCTCACAGACATCATCGAATATGGAGTGGACGAAGAAGATGATGAGAGTTTGCGGCAAAGGTACTTTGACAGCTTGCGCGGGCAAGCATTCGGTGGAAACATTGCTGACTATCGGCAGAAAACGCTCGCAATTGAGGGAGTGAGTGCGGTTAAGGTCTATCCGGTATGGAATGGTCCAGGTACGGTGCGATTGGTCATTCTCGGCGCTGACCATCTTCCTGCTGATACCGGTCTTGTCGACAGAGTGCAAGAGCTCATTGACCCGCCGCCACAGGGTGAAGGCTATGGGATCGCTCCTATCGGGCATATCGTCACAGTCGAGAGCGCCAAACCTGTCATGATTAACGTTGAAACGACGCTTCTCCTTGATACAGGTTTCACTCCTGAAAGTGTGCTTCACGAGGTTCAGGCTAAAATCGAAGCATATCTCGATGAATTGCGCAAATCGTGGCAAGACACAAATCAAATCATCGTGCGTGTTGCGCTAATCGATGCACGCATCTTAGACGTGCCTGGTGTGTTGGACGTCACCGGCACAAAGATCAATGGTGTCGCTGGAAACGCCACGCTAGAAGACGATGAAGTTCCTGTGCTCGGGACGGTGACGATAAATGCCTAGCATCCGCGACTATTGGCCGGAGTTTCTGGCGCGTGTTCGCGAATTTGGTGTGCTGGCTGATTCCGAGGATGTAGAACTTGAGACACTTCGAAAGGCGATCGACGATGTGCTCAATGACCAATTTATTGAAACTGCAACTGAACGTGGCATTGCAAGACGTGAGGCGATATTAAATATCGTTCCTTATGGCGACGATACACTTGAAACACGGCGTTTTCGTGTAGCTGGAAAATGGCTAAATCGTCTACCTTATACAATGCGTATGCTACAGGAAAGGTTAGATGCAATGCTGGGTACTGGACATTATGAAATTGAGCTACACAAAGAGCCATATACTCTTAAGGTAAAAATAGAACTTATTGCTAAAAGACAATTTGATGCAGCACAGGAAATGCTACGTGAAGTTGTTCCTGCAAATCTACAGTTGATTGTTGAGCTACGATATAACCAGCACATGACCGTTGGACAATTGACACATGGTGCGCTTTCAGCTTATAGACATATTGACATTAGAGAGGAGGCGATTGTATGAATACTACACCTAATTTAGGATTGAAAAAGCCAGCTCAAGAGGATTTTTATAACGTCGAAGATTTTAACTATAATGCTGATATTATAGATACGGAACTTGTAAAGCGTATCGAAAACAAAGGAGGCGTCCCTTCCATCCAAGCCGGCTTAGATGCAGAAAAGCCCGATCCCGGAACAGTTGGCAGGCTGTATGTGGCAACCGATACGCAAATCATCTATCGCGATACTGGTTCTGCATGGCAGAGGGTTGGCGCCGTGAAATGGGACGATATAGACGGCAAGCCAGCCAGCTTTACACCAGCGGCGCACGGGAATGAGGCACATGACCCGGATTTTGCGCTGGCCAGCGACCTTGCTGCGCATTTGGCCGATAACACAAGGCATATTAGCCCTAACATATCAGCAACAGCAATAACGTTTGGAGGCAAATTCCAAATAGCTTACAATTCGACGACTAATTCTTTAGATATTACGGTGGTGGGCTAAAATGATAATAACAGATAAAGCACAGATAAAAATAGCTGAATTAAGGGAGTCTAACAATTTGCGATTGTGGGGGTCTGATGAGCTAGAATGTTACGAACTTATTGAGAGCGATTTAAAGTTGCCTGCTGACGCAACCTTCACCCGTGATAGCGTCGCCTACAAATCCGACGGCACCCAGGTTGCGGCCAACGTACCCCGCTTTGAGCCTGGCAAATTCGGCAAGGCG